TCATTTTTCTATCCCCCCTTTAATCAGATTCCAGATGAGGGCAACGGCACCAAACAGCGTGCCGACGATCCACTTCTTGTCGTCTTTGGTTTGTCGTTTGTCTTCGTCCCATTTTTTCGCCAGCTCAGCCAACTGTTCGCTCAGTTCGTCCAGCCGCTTATGCGCCGCCTTCGTGCTCTGCAGCGCTTCAATTGCCAGCTTCTCCGTCTGCTCCAGCTTGCCGGACATGCTGGACAGTTGTTTGATCTCGGTTTCGATTTTGCCGATGGCGACTAGTATTTCGGTAATTCCTTTTTGCAAGTCTTTGATTTCGTCCACAGTCCGATCGCCTCCTCACCCCCTTGGGGTAAAAAAAGCAGCCCCGCTTGGCGCGAGGCTTGCTTTCTGTATTGGTGTCATGAAAAAACGCCCTCTCCGCTTTGGAAAAGGCGCTATGCCAACGGTGCTCCGTCGGTGCTCAGACCTAGAGCTTCCAGTTCTTCTTTTACTGCTGGTTTCAGGGTTGTTGGCACGCTGTCGAATGTGCGGCGGCCGGCGACGATTAGGGCTACATAGATTGCTACCACGGGTTTCTCACCTCCCCCAAAGAAAAGATAGCGAGGAAGTGTAGGAAATCGATGTTCCTCACTTGATTCGCTCTTTCAGCAAAAGCAACTCCTCATACAGTTGAGCAGTTGCGTCCATGATCCTAAGCTTGTCTTCTTTTTCAGCTGCCAATTCCGCTTCCAGCCTGACGATCTTCTGCTCCGGCGTTTCCTGCTGCTTTTTCCGGATTTCTGTGATGGACTCTTGCTTGCTGAACTTCATCAATCGAACGCACCTCCGTATCCGTAGACATGTACCCGCTGATCGGCAGAGCCTTTGGCAATTGTCACCCATACGCAAACAGCCCAGTTGTCAGCCGTCTTGGTCGTGTTGGTGAACAAATAACCACGTCCGCCGATGACAGCCCCGGTAGCATCCTCCCACGTTGGCTGTGCATCGAGATAATTGTTTGTGACCTGTACGCTCTCAATCGAGGAGCCAGGCGGCATGTATCGCTCCAGCGTGACGAGGATTCGATTTGGCATGCCGTCTACAGTGAAAAAGGCTTGTACATCTGGATTGTCGTAGTCCAGCATGAACTCGATGTGCGTTTCGGTACGCGTAAAGGTGTACACGCGCTCTGACGACATGCCCGCGCTATCCGTAGCGACGATTTTCGCCTGGTGCGGCACGTCCAGGTCGAGCCTGATCCATGCATCGTGTGTCAATTGGAAGGTGTATTCCTGGCCTGCTTCGCCTGTGAAAGACCTGACTTGCTGGCCGTTGAGGTACTCTGTAAAGGTGAAGGTGTTGCCTTCTGGATCGACGGCTGAGTAGGTGATTGTCGGTCGATCCGTGATCGTTCCAAGACTGTCATTTTGGCCACTGATCGTAGGCGGGCGGTTCCAGATCACTTGGAAATTGCGGGTGACTTCCGCGCTCTTGCCGCCCTGGTCGTCCTCAACCCATACTGTTAGTGTGTGGTCGGTGTTCTCCGCCAGGTCGACGCCCGTAACGTCCGTGGAGCCGTCCCACAGACGCTTGTTGCTGTAAGTAAGGCTCTTGGCAAAAGAAATAGGCGTGCTTCCGTTGGATACTCCGGATTGCAACGCCCTTGCTGTGCCGTTGTTGATCTTGTACTTTATCGCGAGGACATTTCCGCTGTCTACATCTTTGGCCGTACCCTCAATCGCAATCGTGCTGCCTTCTGAAAAGACTTGACTATCAGAAGGCGCGGTCAGTGTTACTGTCGGTACCGCGTTGTCTTCATAATTTACCGTCACAGTGTACTGGTAGTAGTTTTGATAGGTTCTTGTATCAGGCCTTGACACGACTCCAGAATAGGTAAAGTCTCCACTAGCTGATCCATTAGCAAATTGCCCTATCGTACCTGTACCGCTTGGGGGATTTTTGGTTTCGTTCGTCGGTCCTGTTCTGTTTGATAATGTACCGTAGTATCCGCCAGAATTATAGTAGTATGTCGTTGGGACCGAATCAATCAGACTTTGAACTGGCCACCATTGGGTAGTGGGTCCAACCGTATGCCAAATCCATTCAATTAGATATGTTTGCCTTTGCGTAACCGATACACTTTTTGAGTCTCCAGGGCTTCCTCCTGTCTGAACACGTCGAGAGTAAACCCCGCCTGAAAGAGTGAAAGTAATTGTGTCCCCCTCGACTTTGTAACTTACCGATCCTGTATTTACCGTAACACTTGTAACACTTTTCAAGTTCGGGATCGTTAATTTTTGTGTCTGTGTACTGGCTGTACTTTCAGGAAACGTATTAGATTTTGTAGCCATTTTCCTCCTCCTTCTTCCACGTAGTCGCTCAAATGAACAACCATTTGCAGCTACCGGATTTCGATGCTACACCTCCAACCGACTCTGCGCCTCATTGTAATATCCGCGAATCACCTTAATTCCATCAATCGTAGACAAATCATCCTTGAAATGGTTATACAAAAAATTCTCCGGCAACGTGCTCTCCATCACGTTCACGCGCGTTTTCAGGTTCGAGACGTCGGCTGCGAGAACTGCAATCTGTGCATGTGCGTCTGCAATCCCTTTCTCCCACCGATTAATATCCACTTCCGTTACCGGATCATCCTGCTTCCAGTCCGTCTTTGCAATGTACGTCACCCTATGCCCCTCCTTTCACTTCAAAAACAAACGTCAGATCCACAAACTGCGCCCCGTCCATTTCGATGGCGGCCGTCTTTTCCGCAACGACCGCACCCGTGCTGGTCCGCAACTTAGCGCTCGTAATCACCGGAACACTGGCAACGTACTGCGCGGAAACCTGCAGCGCAATCGCATCCTGCATGCCAGCAACCGGATGCGACGAGATCGCTACAGCCCGAACAGGAACAGAAACGGTATCGTTCAGCAAAATATCCCCGCCTGTCACCCGCGCCAGCAGATCGTCGCGTACAGTCTGCAAGTAGCTTTGTGCAATCATCTGACGACCTCCTCGTATCTTTTAATCGGGGTCATCCCCACGCGAAATTCCCTTACCTTGTGATACTCCTTCACTCCAACGACCAGCACGTCCCGCAGCTCGATGCGCTCCGCTGACACAGGCTCAAAAGCAACCCCATTGCAATGAACAGGCCGGATTTTCTCGACAGCCTGTACAGCGTTTTTGGTATCGAAAAGATCCTCCACCAGGTAAACATACCGGATTACTTTCCTATCAAAATCCTCGATCATCCGTACTCGTTTAGTATCCGACGAACTGTAGCCAATCGCCCGCAGCACGCTCGGCGTAAACCCAAGGTACGCCCAATGCTTCTGCTGGATGTTCTTGCGCCGCTCCTCTACACTCAAAAGCTGCTTTTTCCCGAAGTAAATCCAGTCCCAAATATCCAATCCCCACGTAGCCGACAACGGACTGAACTGCCGCAGCAGGTCTTCCCGCTGCGCGTTAAACGCGTCTACCGCCGACGCCGCGCCCTCAAAATGATACTCCGCAACCTCATTCTCATACCAGTAAGGCGGCAGCATCTGTCTGTACCGTTCAGGGATCATGCCGTCACCACCAGTTGCAGAGTGGCGACACAATCAGCTGGCACGGTCAGGTTGGCTTCGCCGCCGTTCAGCGTGTAATCGGTAAAATCCTCTACGCCGTCCACGAAAAAAAGCGCCCCGATCTGCTGATACACGATCTGGGAGCGCCCTTTCAGGTACGTTTTCACTTGCGAGACGATTTGTTCTTCGACCTGGGCCAGTTCGGCTTCCGGTCGCAAAATGACCTTCACGGCGACTGTTACCGGGAAAATATTCGCCGGAAGCACCTGCAGGTCGTGCAGCGCACGCCGCTTGTCTTCCAGCTTGCTGCGAACCTGCGCGGCCAATTCAGAAGTGGCGGGCTGTCCTTCCAGGTCCGTGATAAACACGTCGATGGAAAGGTCGTGCCGCGCCTTTTCAATCGCAACGGCTCCGCCTACGCCGTCCACGTTCCGCGCCCAACGCTCGTAGTCCTGGCGGCGTCCGTCGCCTTCATCGCTGCGCGCCCGGTCGATGAGTCGCTGGCGATAGGCGTCGTCTGTCTCTTCCTCATTGCGAGTCAGACCGAAAAAGACGCCTGCCGCATCCAAAAACTCGCCGTCCGCCCAGGGAAGAAAGCCTTGCAAAAAGCCGTATTCCAAAAGCTGCTGCTGCTCGCTCAGCTCTTCTGCAATCGGGTAAGCCAAATCGTAATGGATTTCCCCCTCGTCTGTAGCCGGCGGCGTCTCCCCGCGCTTCTGGGCGAGCGCCGCCATCCGGTTTGCCATCCGCTGGTAGATTTGCTCCGGCGTTTCGCGGAGAATCGGCATCTCCGGCTTTATTAACGTTTCCATGCGTCCACCTCCATTCGGGTTGTGCCGCGAACTCCTTCAATCTCCAAATGCATGACGACCCTGTCTCCCTCAAAGCGAATGTCCTGCACCTGCGCCCGCTCAATTTCGCTGTGGGCTTCCAGCGCTTCCTCGGCTTGCGCTTTGATGACAGACAGCGACACGCCCGAGCGCATTCTGCCTTTTTCGGCCAAAAAATCGACGCCGTACCGCTCCGAGTAGATCGCGTAGCGGAAACGGCGGGTGCGGAGAATTTTTTGCACCGCTTCCTGCAAGTATTCCTCGTATGTCTTCGTGCGCACATACCTGCCATCCGGGCCTTGCATCAACTGCTTGGTTTCCCAATCGAACCGATACGTCCAGGGAATCGGCACATCCGCCTTGGACGGGAGCAGGCTCTCTTCCGTGCCTTGCAACTGTGGAAACATCACTCCACCACCCCGAGCAGAAGATACTGATCGTTTGTGCAATGAAGCACGGCGACCTTTTTGCCTACATCCTCCTGGCGCAATTGGGCAGAGCACAGGACGACAATCTCGTCTGGCTCCAATGGCGTCGGGTCTTCATCGAGCTTGACAGACAGCGGGGACAGCGACAAAAGCCGTCCCAGCTCGCCCTGCGTGTTATTCAGGCCGTCGCGGGTGTATCCTTTCAGCTTTGCAATAACTGATTGCATCGTTACGTCCTCCTTTCCAACTGGAGATCCATCGTGTATTGGCCGCCTTTCCAGTGCGCCTGGCAGCTGGTGACGATCCAGTCGGTAATCGTTTGGTTGTTCTTTTCCATGATCTTGACCAGCCAGCCCGCGCGAAGCCGCGCCGCTTGCTCGTCCTCATGCCGAACGGTAATCGAGCGCGTCCGGGGGATTTTGGACAGCTCGGCAAGCTGTTTTGCGGCCAGAGCGGCTACATTTTTGTCCTCGCCCGCGTCGATGACCTTTTGCATGCGGCCAATCTGTTTGACGAGGCTCTCGTTTGCCTTCGTCGCGCTGCTCACCACCTGATCGCCCCGATAGCGTTCTACGGTGACAACCGTGTAGACATCCTCGATGCTCTCTCCCGTCGAGCTGCTTGCAAGCATGCTTGCCTTGAACATGGGCACGATGCTGTTTTTTCCCTCCGGCAAAACGGTCAGCTTGTCGCGCTGGTATTGCACGAAATAGCGGATGCCTGTCTTCTCGTAGGCTTGCTCGGTCAGCGAGGTGAACAACGATGTATACGATTGCGGGAAAACGCGCTCTTTGACCGCAAAGCCAAAAGGCGGGCAACTGAAGTTGACTCCCGCCGCCTTGATGATGCGCGAAAGTTCGGTTCCGGCATCGCCGTTCAGCCTGGTCCGCGAGATTTCGTTTTTTTGCAGGTACCAGCCCAGCTCGTATGCGGTTGCGGACAAGTCTCCCGTCCGGTCGTCGCGCTCCAGGCGGACAAGCGGGCCGTGGAAAAATTGCTGCGCTTCCTTTAGCTGCTCGCCTGAAAAAAGCATGAGAAAGCCCGCCGTTTGCAGCGGCGGGGCCTCCTTGATTTTCAACTCTGCCTGTTGGGCAATCTGGCCGCGGGACGAAGACCAGGACAGCTCCGTGACAGCCAAGGAAAGGTCGTAGCGGGTCTGCTCCTTGCCGTATATGACTTTCATCTCATCATCTCCGTTAAAAGCCGCGTGCGTCTTCCAGCTTTTTTTGGATGCGCATGCGCATGTCCTCCGATTTTTTGCTGTCAGTTGTTTGCGCCAGCGCTCTTTGCTTCTGCGTTTTTTTCGCTACCTTGCCGCTTGTATTCGGGCGGGCGGGCTGCTGCCGCGAGATGACGGCACCCGGCGAGAGCAATTGCGTCTGGTTGCTCCAGGTGATGAACTCGTCCTTGACAAACAGCGGCAGCTCAATTGAGCCGTGAAAGTCGACGTTTTTTCCCTGAAACTTGCCGTCGCACGGCCCGATGAGCACATTCCACGCAAGGTCCAGCTCGTCGATGGTCAAAAGCACCTCTGAGCCCGTCAGACGGTCCAGTCCGGCAAGCCACGCCCTTGGCCCCTGATAACCTTTTACCTCGATGTACGGAGCTGAAATGTCACCGGGCAAAAAGAAATCGAAGCTGATCGCTTTTGGCCGTCTGGCCGAGATGCGGTTTCCGGCCAGCAGCGTGATGGACGTGGTCGCTTCTACATCGTTGCCGTATCCGCGAAACTGGATTTCAGCAGGCGTGACCGGGAATGTCAATGTATATTTGCCTTGCATCCGGATCATGTGGTCACTCCTCCTCTCGTCTCCAATGCATCCAGCAGCGCTTTCTCGATAATGGCGCGGATTCGCTGGCCGACAGATGGATCGTTGAGCATTTTCAGCATCGTCGGGATGTCTTGCAGCACGCCTGCTGCATGCAAGGAAACCGTCACTTGCGGCAGCGTCAGGGAGACGCTCTGCGGCCCGGACTGGGCGTTTGCCGCTGGAGAATAATGAGGGGCAGGCTGTTTCGGCAATGCAGCCGATGGCGGGGATGGGGATGGCCGTTCGCTGCCCTGCCACCACTCCTTGGCCTTGTCGAAGACCATGCTGCCTAGCATAGAGCCGCCGAAACCGCCAACAATGCCGCCAATCGCTCCCCCAATTGCGGTTCCAATTCCTGGGATAACAGAACCGACTGTAGCGCCCAGCGCGGCTCCGGCGGCAGCGCCACCCCAGCCGCCAAGCGCTTCTGTACCTACTTTTGCTGCTGTCTCCACCTTGTTTTCCGATCCGGCAATCGTCGTCAGACTGAGCAGCCCTCCAACGAGCGGCAACTTCCTCAGACCCGCTTTGGCAATATTTTTCCAGGAGCCTTTTGTACCTGCTTTTTCCGCTCCAGCCGGGCCGCCGCTGTCTGGCTCAAGCCTGTTTTGGGCAGGGGCAGCAGGTGGGGCTGCGTTTTTTCCGGCAGCGTCATGGGGAGCCTTATTTCCGGCGGATGGAGCTGCGTTCTTTCCGGCAGTATCTGCAGCAGGCTTGTTTCCGGCAGACGGCGCTGCATGTTTCGACTGTTCTTTCTTCGGCCCGGAAGCACCGTTCGGTTTCTTGCCCATGTCGGGCCCTGCACCAGAGCCTGCGCAGCAGCAACAGCAATCGCCTTTTCCGCCTGCCGTCATTTCCGCTGCTCCTTTTTTTCCTCTGCTGCCCCACCATTCGCGCGCCGAGGCAGCGAAGGCTTTTGCTTTTCCCCACATGCTTGCCAGCTGGATAGCCATTGTGGTTCCTACAGCCAAGGTCCCGATGATATACACGGCAGACTGTCTGACCGAGTCTGACCAACTGTTGAACCACCCGGTCAATGATGCCGCTGTATTGGAAATCAGCGAAGAAACACCTGACAGGTCCTTGGCAATTTTGCCGATGGCCTCCATGGCCTCGTTCTTCGCCGCAGTCTGCGCCTGCATGGAGGCAAAAAACGGATCTGCCTTGGTCGCTGCGGCGTAAGACTTGTCGGCTTCGTTGCCGACTTGCGGGCTTATCTCGCCCCCGGCGATTTTGACCGTTTTCTCGACAGCCGACCCGGCACTTCCTCCCAGGCTCGCCATCGCCTGTTGCTGGGCGGCCTTGTCCGTCATGGCCGCAATCGACATCAATGTTTTTCCGAGCGCGATTTGCTGCTCGTCTTTATCGGCTGAGGCCAGTCCCTGGCTGATCTTCTTCGCCTCATCCTCCGCCCGCTTCCTGGCCTCTGCGGCGCTTTGGCCTTGTGCTTCGTACCGGGACTGCAGGAGGCGAGCCAGCTCTCCGCTTCCGCTAAACTCCTGTGTCTTTTTCAGCAGGCTGCCAAACGACTTTTCCTCCCTGGACATCTTGCCGATTTCCCCCACCACGGCGGCCAGCTTCTCCGGCGTATTCAGCAGCTTGCCATTTTGCGTGTTGAATTGCGAGATGGACTCGACCAGCTTGACGCTGAGATTGCCTTCTCCCGTGTTGTTCATGTACTGGAGCGCATTCGCCAGCCGCACGGCGCTGTCCGTGTCAGTCGTGCCGCCAATGGCTGCCATCATTTTCACGCTGTCTTCCGGAGCCAACCGTGTCGTGACGCCGAGCTTGGCTGCTTCCAGCGCGAAGTTCGGGTGGTAGTTCTCGCTTTTGGCGATGAGGGCCATCGCCTGGGAAGCTTTCATGTGCGGATTGAGCGTCGTCATCTTTTTGGCCAGCTCGTCAAAACGCCGCATTTCTTCCTCGGTTTTCCCTCTGGCCGCATAAAGCGCCCGCTCCCGTGCCGCCGCCTGCGCTTCACTCTTGGCGCCATCAAGCGTCGCGCCAATCGCAAGTCCGGTCAAAAGCCCTCCGGCAGACGCCAACTCCGTTTTCAGGTCGCTGAGCTTGCTTATGACCTCCCCTAACTCCACTTTCGGCTTTACTTTCACCTGGTTCAGTTCGTTCAGGCTGTTTCGGATGTTTTGCATGTCCTCTTTCATCTGCTCCATTCCCGCAGAAAATTGCCGGGTCATGCGCTGTAGCCCGCGGCTGGTCCGGTCTACTTCCTTTGCCAGCCCGCCTGCTTCCTTCACCAGTCTGTTCATTTCCTTGCGCATTTCTTTCAGTCTCGCAACATCTGTTGCCAATCCTTTCACCTCCTGTCGCTCGATCTGAATCGAAGCGCGAACCAAATGGAAAAAGGCCGAGTGTCATCACCCAGCCTTTTCCTCATCCTCCAGCTCGATCATCTGACAAGCTATCACAAACAGCTTTTGCTTGTACGCATCCACTTCGTACTCCAGGAGATCTGACGGACGGCCCCTGCCCTTTAAAAAGGCGCGGCACATATGCCAGGCCTCGCCGTCAGATCGGATCAGTTTTTTGCTTCTTCAATGGCCGCTTCCTCCGATTGGCCCGCGTTTACTTCGCGCACCGCTTGCAGCAGCTTGCTGTAGCCTTCCGGATTGTCGCGGAAAATCTTTTCCACCAGCTCGTACTTCGTTCCGACTTTGTACGCCTTTTTCAGCTCTTCCTGGTTCCATGGAAAATCGTGCTCGGTCGCCTTCACAATCCGGGCATCGTTGTACAGGAACCAGTCAGTTCGCTCTCCCTTGTCCGCCATGCGTTCGCATTCGCGCAGCTCAGTCAGGTTCAGTTGGCGCACTTTCCATTCGTCGCCGTCAATGACGACGGTCACTTCTTTGCGTGGGGCCTGTTCATTCGCTTTTGCCAAATATTTTTGCAGCTTGTTCATTCTTTTATCCTCCTATTCCACGTAGGTTGGCAATTCATCCAGGTAGTCCGGCTTGTCGATGGACATGCCTTTCAGATCGTAGGTAGCGTGGTCGTTGCCGTCTGCCTTCGCTTCCCACAGCGTGATCTCTTCCGGATTGAGCACAATGTTGGAAATACGGACGCGCTCGGAATTGCCCGCTTCCTTGTCCAGCGTCTCGCCGATCAAAAACGGCAGAACAGGTGTCTTGCCCTGCGTCAGTTGCTCGACGACATAGTATTTCAGGGCAGCGTTGGTGGCGGTTATTTTCAGCGTCACCTCGACATGCCAGTCGTTGACCGTCTGGATTTTTCCTTTTTGCAGACGGTTCGTGTCGCCGTACTCGACCTTGAGGACCATTTTGCCTTCCAGTGTCCCGTAGATCGGATCTCCATTCTCATCGTAAACCTGGCAATTTTTCAGTTTAATATCGCGTGCAATAGCCAATTACAGCACCTCCCAGTCAATGTCAAAGTATTCGATGGCATCGAGCGGCTTGGCCGACAGTTGGAAGCCGCGGCGATCTCCGTTGCCGTTCTTTTTGTCGGTAAACGTCCAGCCTGGTTCAATCGCGCCCTGCTGCTCGCGAACGGTCATATAGGCGTTGACCGCAGAGACGAACACCGCGCCGCCAAGGTCGTTGTTGCCGAGCTTGCCTTTGTACTTTTTGCCCACGGCATTGATGTCGTTGACGATCTGATCGAGCGTCATGCTGACACGGATTTTGCCGTAGTCTTCGCGTTCATGGTTGCCCAGCACAGACAGCGTGTTGACTGCACTCTCGATGATGTACACATCGCCGTCGCGCGTCGCCACCAGCGTACCGGAGCCGAGCGCCCGCAAAATATCGCTGTGGCCCCAATCCTTCTGTGCCTTTTTCAGCGGTACGACAACCGCCGTCAAAGACTCATGGGCAGGCGTCGCCGCGATCATGCCCGCTACCCACGCAGCCCACTCCAAGCTTCCGTAGGTGTTTCCGTTGTTGTGCTGGCCTGCAATGGCGCAGTTGACGACAAAGCGCGCGTTTTGTGCGACAGAGCGCTCCACGTGCTTCTCCATGTTCTCGTCTTCCACTGCTTTTCCGCCGATGACCAGTGTGCTCAGCTTTTTGCCAAGCGTCCGGCGATCGCTCATAAACTGCTTGGCTGCGGCCTGTACAGCCGGATCATCGAACGGCAAATACATCGCGTCAAAATCAGCGCCCGAAACAGCCATAAACAGCTTGGTCGCATCAGCCGCAGCAAGCGCGACCGTCCCGCTTGTCCCGCCTGTCAGATTTGTCTCGGCTGCTGTCGCAATCGCCGCATCTCCCAGCTTTTGCACACGCACGTAAACGGATTGGCCAATCTTTTCCACCAGCTCGTCCGCATTGGCAAAGGAAAACTTCTCCGTTTGCAGCGGCCCTTTTACTTGCAGTTCCTTTTTGCCTGGCTCCGAGGTGGATGCGCTGATGACGATTCGCAAATCGTTGCCCAAGAGGCCCGGATAAAGCGCCTCGATTCGGATTGCATCGGCCTGTTCATACACGGCTTTGCTGGCGTTGCCGTTCGTCATGCGGTAGGCCAAAATCGTCGCGCCCCCCTCCGCCGCCAGTTCCACTGTATCGACCTTGCCGAATGTTTCCGTCATGCGCTCCTCGTAGCTGCCCAGCTTCACCAGCTCGTCCGGCGCCCCCCACTCTGCCTGGTACGGAACCAACACGACGCCGCTCTTTGGCACGACGCGTTCTTTTGCTTTTGCGATCAGTTCGACCGTTACCCCCGGCCGTTCACGTTGAATGGTCATGATTACACCCCGCCTTTGTATTTGTTCAATCGATTTTTCACTTGGCTTTCCGGCAACCGTTCATGATCTTTTGCCATAAAAAGAGCGCCTGCTACCTCGAACCTTTCGGCTTCCAGGTAAGCGGCGCTCTCAATCCACTCCTGCTTGGTTCTCACAACATCAGGCTGCTGTTCTTTTTTGGCCACTAGGAATGTCCCTCCTCAATCTCAAATTCGTTGATTTTTACGGCATCCTCTCGCGGTACGGTCACAATGTACGTGAACCGAAACGCAATTTCGGTGCGGTCCCGTCGATCCCGCCAGATGCGCAGCGTGGAGCTGTCGATTTCGATGGACAGCCCGGACGCTTTGCCCCGATAGCTGTACTGCGACTGGCGCAAAAGCTGGCGCAGCGGCTCTGCCGACAGTCTCTGATACACGCCTTCTACTTTGGGATAATGGAGCACAATGACCGCCTCTGCCTCCACCTGATAGGAAGCGTGGCTCCGGCCTGTTTCGCCGATTCCCCGTGTCATCAGAAACGCCGCTGGCAGGGAAAAGCGCTGGGTCATCCAGTCATCGACATTCACGACTGTTTCCAGCTGCGGATAAGCTTCCGCAATCAGCTCAGTCAAAACGGCCAGCTCGCGATCCTCCATCTTCCCACCTCCCTTTGTTCTCGTCCTTCGCCACGTGCCAACTCCCTTCCGTCAGATTAGCGAACAGAAAAAGCCACCCGGTTTCGTCACCAGATGGCTCGTTTGGTTCTTGCCTGATTCGCTTGAATCCATTATAACGCGAAGCGCGAGCAGAAGTGGCTTTTTTACGGTAGTGTCAGGGAGTGTCAAGTTGTGTCAGCCGTGGGTCTGTCGCCCAATCACAGGAAAGATTCCATCACTTTGATGAGGCTGTCCTTGCTCAAATTTTCTGCTCTCGTCTGAACGATGAACAAGAATGGGGTACGATTTACCTTTTGCACCCAACGTAATTCCTTTTCTGTCCCATCCTGATTTGGGTGTTCAGAAAAAAGGGCTTCCGTTTGCTTGACGATAATTTTTTCTTTCTTTGTTTGATCCAGGTCAGCTTGGTACACCGTATTGTCCACCGCGTCCTCAAATGGCGTCACTTTCAGAATCAACGCATCGTTCCCATTCTTGTACGTGATCTCTATCGACGAGATGGTATCTGTAAAAGATAGCGGCTTTAACACGTACTCTTCATCCGTCATGTTTGCCAGCGCATACAACTCATCCTTTTTGTAATCCCGGTTCACCAAGTAATCAACGGAGGCTGTACTAAATTTGTATCCCCCCGGCAATTCAGGCTGTACCTTGACTAATGTCCCCAATTTTTGTTGGAGAGCTGCGTGATCCTGAAAAACAAAGGGCTTTGAAAGAGTGACAACCCGTTTTTTCGGATTGTGATCTTTTATATAGAGAGCAGCCGCAGTACCGGCTGGTAAACTATCTTCGATTTCCGCCATCTTGCCCATAAATGCCTGCATTTCTTCATCCGGGTTTTTTATGGGTGCTTGTGATTCCGCAATATCTTTTTCCTGATAAATGACCTTGCCTTCCTCGTTATACAATTGGTAGGCGTTCATTGCGGCAAGCCCAGTTGTTCCCATCAAAACAATCCCTAAACCAATCGCGATACTGACTTTATATTTCATAAAAAATCCTTCTTTTCTGTTTTTATCCAAATAAATTCTATCCATTACGCTTTTTACAAGGTCTACTTCCGGAATTCGCTCGTCCTCAAATAGTTCTTTCAAACTTCGGTCTGCATTTTTCCTTAGCATCCTTCTCTTCCCTCCCTTCCACTTTGGCGTAATTCAGCCGAAATTTTGCCACGGTACGTTCGTACTTTTTTCGTAAGCTCGCTGATTTTTTATTGACGATGATGCTGATTTCTTCAAACGTCTTCTCTTCCACCCCACGTAATATGAGCAGTGTTCGTTCTTCCAGTGAAAGCCTGCTCAAGGCAAGGTATACAGACTCACTGAAGTAGACGTCTTCTATATGCTGCTCGACATTGGATGCTTGCTTCTCATTTTGGAAAAGAAATGGCAGCAGTTTGGATCTCTTTCTTTTCCGCAGGACATCAAGGCAGCTGTGGTAAGCAATCTTATAAAGCCATGCCGTAAAAGGCACTTCCTGCTTGTATTTGGAGAGATGACAATAGGCTTTCCAAAATACTTCCTGGGAAGTGTCTTCGGCTTCTTCCCGGTGGCCAAGCATGTGATAACAATAACGAAAGATGGGAGTCTGAAATCTCCTCACAAGAAGTTCAAATTTTTCAATCTCCCCATCCAGAATTGATCGGACAATATGCTCTGGAGTTTCATGTTCCATTGAATTCCCCCCTCTCACTATGAATAACGAAGCATGAGCTGTAAAACGTGACATCAAAAAAATTTTTCTATGGGAGAGCCCCTCCTTGCCAGCAGCAATCCGTTTAATCGCCCTTAGATTCCCGCTTCTGTCTGAGTAACTAACCAAATATTCCCGTCTCTTACAAAGCTTCAACTACAGACAACGGCAAAAGACTCGACCCTGGCGCTGTTTCTCACCAAAGTCGAGCCTTTTTCTGAATGGCAATACGCATGATCTTTTCATGATGAACTCATCCCGTCTGCTGCATCTCATCCCCGTACATCGCCCAGGCCATTTTCATGACGGCGCTCCGCTTGATCTCGTAATAGCGTTGACGCGATACGCCGAGCGTCTTGGCAATGCCGTTGTTTTTCTCGCCATCCAACAGCGCTTCGACGATCAACCGCTCCTGCTCGCTGCGGATCGTCTCTACCGCCCGGTTGATGCGCTCAATTTTGTCCTGCAGGCTTTTGAGCCGTTTTTGCTTCCGCTCCCGGCGGACGGCCTCGGCGTGTGTTTTGTCACTGTGGACGCCTTGGCCTTTTGGCAGCGCGGAGTCCAATCCGTACTGGCTGACCATGCCTTCGCCCGCTTCCCGCAAATAGCGCTGGATGCGCGCGATCTCGATTTGCATGTAGCTGTAATCGCGAATTTCTTCCTCTGTCTTTTGCACAATAGAGAGGGCTGGCGCCAGCTCATTCCAGTCGGAGAGACTTTCCCGTTTCTTGCCTGGCTCTTTTTGGACTGACAGCCGTGGTTTGTTTTCCTGCTGGAGCAAATATCTGTCCCATTCCGGGCACGCTTCTACTTTGCCAATGTGCAGGTCGTGAACCTGGCAGTGCGTCCGCTTGCCCCAGCACGTCGCCGGGCACCCCTCGCAAACCGCTTCCATCAACATGGATTTATCAATCATCGTCGTTGCCGTCATTTTCTCTCCCCCTGGTTTCTTTATATAAAGTGAGAAGATCACCCTCAGCAAGTTCTGGCGCATCCGGCCTAGTTTTTGCGAATCAGTTCGATCAGTTGACTTTTGATTTCCTGAATCGATTCCTCACGCGGCATTTTGATAAAGCAGGCCATACGCTCCATCTCTGGCTGAAGCAAGTCCAGAACCTGCAGCATGGCCCCATTATCACCAGACCTCGCCCGCTCAAAAATCACATCGAAAGATTCATGTTGGCTGCAATGATGCGCAGGTACTTTCGCTTGCATTTTGACACCCCTTGTCGCGACATGTTCAACTGATTGGCTACCTCTTGTTCTGTCCTGCCTTCGATAACTACCTTGCGAATAATGTACTCCGGTTGCGCAGGCAATTGCTGGAGAAGCTGTTCCACATGCAAATCAGAAATGATCGCGGAAAAGGGGTCTTTCCCCACCACTTCCTCATGCAGCAAGCCTTCATGTTTCCACTTCTTTTTCTCTCTATACTGCAATCGCCAGGCAATTCTTCTTACTTGTTGCAGCCATTGATTCAGCAAGTTCTCGCTCTTTTCCATCCCCGAACACCTCAAAAAGATTTGTATCTACTCACCACTTGCGCAGTTTATCCGATAAAATGATCTGCCCGATAATAACCCCGATCAACAGGGCTGCGGCTCCAATCAATGCTACGTTTATCATTTGCGAAAAAATCCCCTTCCCCCATGCTTTCTCTTATTCGCACGCCTTTTCGTCAGCGGCAGGCGGATCGCTTTTTTTCTCAATCGACTCTGCCTCTTTTTCCTTGTTCGCCTTCAGTTGCAGATCCAATATGTTGTTGATGCGAATTTGCAAATCGACGTGCTTGAAGGCGACGACCAAAACGAGAAAACAGACAACGGCAGCGAGTACCTGTACATAGTCCATCGACATCAT